AGTTCCCCACACCCTGAAACTGTGGCCGGTCATCGCCAGGCACGACCGCAATCACGACTGCCGGATCATCGGGCCCGAGCGCCACGACCTGGCCCAGGAGGATCTCTTCCCCAGCGTCGGTGGCGTACCCACCCTCGACCCGAACCTTCTGCAGGCGCGCGATGAACTCACCCAGGATTCGCTCACGACGCGTCGCCACATCAGGCCGCCGGTTCAGGCACGACCAAGACCCGCCAGTGATCGCCCTCCGCTCGTTCCATGCCGTCCACCCGCCAGACCTCCTGCAGCGTCGCCGGCGCCACCGGCGCGATCGTGATCAGCGTGCCGCGTGGCACCGCCGGCACCGCGTCACGTCGCAGCGCCAGGACTCGAGGGGCCACCCGCCGCTGCACGTCGAACCCCATAGGGAAGGCCTCGGTGATCGGCGTGACCCAGATCGCCAGCGTCTCGACCGGGATCGCATTCGGCGGCGTCACAGTAACCGCGAGGCCGTGGACCCCGAAGTTCAGGTCCCGGACCAGGTCACGCAAACCCCCGAGCATGGCGCACGTGTGTTACAGCGCCGCGCCGAGGTTCACGCCGGACAGGACGACCTTCCCGGTGGCCGACGGATTCGCGGCAACCGCCGCGGCCACGCCGGCGCGGAAGTTGCCCGTGGTCACGGTCGTGAACCGCTTGTTCGTGTCGTCCCAGTTGACCTGCTGGCCTTCGGTCCACGCTTGCGCGGACAACTTCGCGTGCTCGACGACGCCCGTGCGGACACCCGTGAAGAGTTCCGTCTGCGCCGCCGAGATCGTCGGGATAACCAGGAGGTCGCCAATCTTGACGCCAGTGCCCGCGACCACGCCGCCGGTCGGGGCCGTGAACGTCAGCACGTCCCCGGGCTGCACGAATGTCTTCATGACCGCTGTTCTCCTCTATCGATCGTTGAGAGCCGACTACGCGCCCGGATTCTTGTAGAGCCCGCGCCAGTCGATCGCCTTCGCGGCGAAGTCGTGACGGCACTTCACCTCGAGGCCGTCGATGTCGAAGCCCACGCGGCTCTCGACGATGGGCCCTTCTTCGCCCTCGAGCGAGCCGTACTCGAGGATGTCGATCTGATCGGGTGACCCAGCCAGGAACCACGCGGTGGCGCTGCCGGCCACGGCCCCGATCCCCACCTCCAGGCGCGGCTCGGAGATCACCGAGAGACGACCCGCGAACGGGTTCACGGACCCTGCCGCGCTCGCCAGGAGATTCGCGCTCACGAACTGATCCGCAACCGTCTCTTTGGCGGGCGGCACGATCAGGAAGAGCGGGTTCACGTTGACGAGCGTGGTCGCATCGACCCCGGTCTGCTTCCGCATGGCCGCGCGACCCGCGCCGATCGACGTGACGTCGATCACCGTGCCCGACCCCGCCAGGTTCCCGTGGTTCGCATGGAAGAGCGCCGTGCCGTCCCCCATCGTCGGATTGCTCAGAATCTGCAGCCACACGAGGTTCGACTCGAGATTCCGCGCCGCCCGACCGAAGAGCATGGGCACGCGCGAGAAGGCGTCGGTGTCGTCGTTGACGAGCGCCTTGCGCGTGATGGCGAACACGCGGCCGTAGGTCGTCAGCTGGAACTGCTCTTTGCCTTCCCCGATCGTCCCGCGCGTGAACTCGCCATCGGAGTCGACCTGGAGGAGCTGCGGGGCTTCCCCGATCTGCAGCCGCTTGACCGGCTTGAAGTCCGGCAGGTTGACGCGGCGCGCGATCGCCGTGAACGTCTGCGGCGCCTCTTCATAGGCGCGGCGAAGCGTCTTGTTCGTCACGTCCGCGAGGAGATTCGCGAAGTCCGACGTCGTGTGGTAGCCAGCGCGGGTGCTGATGCCAAGCGCCAGGCCCGCGAGCTCCATCTTCGAGAGACCCGTCGTCCGAAGCCCGAGGCCATTGATATAGACCCGGGCGGTGTCGAGCAGCGTCATCCCGCGGTATTCCCGGCCTTGATCGGTCAGCTTGAACCACGCGGGGGCGACACGGTGCAGGATGGCGTTTTCGATGCCCGTGCGCACATGGACGTGCGGGTCGTCGCCGAGCGCCACCCGCGACCCAGCGGCCACACCGGGACCGCGCGCCGGGAGATCGCGCTTGGCGAGCTCATCGAAAATCTGCCGCTGGGCGTCGACAAGCGGCACCTTGCCAGCAATCAGACGCGTCGCCCAATCGCTCGGCAACCGCGCGGCGCGACAGGCCGCCAGGATGCCCTCGCAGCGCGCGCGCTCCACCTCGGCGCCAGCCTCCCGCTCGCTCGGCTCTTCAGGGGTCGGCGGGTCGTCACTCGCCGGGGCCTCGGGCTCGAGTTGCTCGCGCTCGACGAGCGTCTCCGACAACTCCGATCGATCACTCGTCGGCGCTGACTGCTGTGGCTTTCTGGACGGCATTGGCTTCTCTCCAGCGTTGCGCATCACGATGACGCATGAATTGGTCTGGCTCTTGTCCCCGCTCCGCACGCGGGCGCCGGCGTCGGCCGGCATCGGGACCATCGAGATCTCGTAGGGTTCCCAGTCGACGGCCGTCCGGATGGGCAGCTTGTTGTCCTTGCCGCCGTCCTCTTCGAACTTGTGGACGCGGTAGCCGACGCTGACGTTGCGGATAATGCCGTCGCGCACGTCGTTCCAGATCGGCTCCACCGCCTCGCGCCGAGAGAAGCGCACCGTGGCGCGTGCTTCTTTCCCGGTCAACTTCACGCTGCCCGACTCGACCACGCCGATTTGATCAGAGATGCTCCACGCCGAATGGGCATCGAGCAGCGGGGCTCCCTGATTCAGGCGATCAACGCGGACGTGCTCGGACTTCAGCGACAGCTTTTCGAGGTAGCGCTTCCCCGTCCACCAGTCCATCCGCTCCACGGCCGCGCCCGTGGAGAAGATCAGTTCGACGGTACGCTGTTCCTCATCGACCGTGGCGACATCGGCGCGAATGGCGAGCGCGGGCTGATCAACGGTCAGGAGCTGCGGCGATCGCGAGGGCGCGCGCGGCGGCATGATGGTTCGCAGGATGCAGCCGAGGCCCCGCACATGGGAAGAGGGTTGTCTCTCAATTGCGGCCGTTTGCGGCCATTTGCCGGTGTTCGATTTTTTAGTCGAACGGTCGCCCGTACCGGCGCGCATCGGCCATCGAGATCCGAAACCGTCCGCTCGGCGTACGACTCGCACGCAACGCGCCCTTCCGAATGTCGCGATAGACGGTGTCGATGTGCACGCCCCAGAAGCGCGCCAACCGGGAGGGCGACACGTGCGGCTCATCCTCCCGCGCCCGCTGCGAGATCTCTGGCGGCTCGACCTGCGTGGTGCGATCGGAACGGGTGATCATCGTCGGCCTCCCACGATGGTGCCGAGCCAGTCCAGGACGCGCGCCTCGCCATGGGTCGCCACGAGCTGTTCGAGACGGCGCGCGGCCTCGTCGACCTCATCCTCCTCAGTCGGCGCAGGGGCCACCGGGGCCGGCACCGACTGCAGCTGACCGGCCTGCGTCATCTTCCGCGGGTCGCTGTCGAGCATGAGACCAAGCCGATCGAGCGTGTCGTTGTCGGCGGCCATCTCCTCGAGGAGCTCGAGCGGGTCATACCCGCGCTCGCGGATCACTTCCGACAACGTCGTGATGCCCGCGCGGATGTTCCGCATGTGCGCGAGGCCCTCCTTATCCGGCTCGATCATCGCCATGGGGGGCGCCGTCCACTTCGCCGGCGGCTCTTCTGACACCTGGCCACTGACAACCGCGGCCTGCATCGCCCATCCCCAGACCGGGCCACAGAACTGCGGGATCAGCAAGCGCCAGCGCCAGTCCTCGACGCGCGCCCAATGGCGCAAGCGCGACATTCGGGCCGCCGAGAACGGCAGATCGGTGTAATCGCCCGTGAGGTCCTCGTAGGTCACGCCCAGTCCAGCCGCGATCCCCCGGAGGCTCGTGGCGACGTAATCGCCGTACTCTCGCACCGTGGGCGGCTGCACGACTTCCACGTTCCGCCCCGGCGGCACATTGAGAATGGCGCCGGGCTCGAGGAGGTCGATCTCAGGTGACTGCGTCCGATCGGCCACGCCCAGCGCCGGCGCCGACCCGTCGATGTCGCTCGTGATGACGGCCAGGCACGCCGCCACCTTCTGCTTCATCAGCGTCGCGTCTTCGAACTCGTCGAAGTCCTTGAAGCGCAGCAGCACGGGCGAAAACCACGACGCGCCGCGGAGTTGCCCCGGGCGGCGGCCCTTGAACACGTGGAGCACACTCGACGCCGGCACGCGTTGCGACGAGATCGATCCCATCCCCAGCGCCGATCCGGGATGTTCGGGCAGCAGCCAATAGGCCACTCGCCGCCCGATCGCGTC